GCCGAAGAAGCTGGTGTGGGTACGGGGGCGGGTATCGTCGGAGGAGTGTCCGAAGTCGCTGGTGACGCCCGCCAGCGTCGAGTTATTGGAGAGATTTTTTGGGTGGAAGTTCGCGGGCGGGGGGGCGTTGGCTGAGATGCCCGCGAAAGAGGCGGACGCGTTTTTGATTCTGGAGGCGGAGTGGAGGACAGAGGTTGCGAGTACGGGTTGACTAAACGCCGGCTGAAGCCGGCGCGGCAAGCTGAAGCTCGCGCCACCTAAAGATTATGGCTAAGAATCCATCTACGGAAGTTTCGGCGCTGTTGGGGGGATCGAGCGGGAGCGTGGGACAGGTGCTGTCGACGAATGTACCGGTCGGCGGGAGCACGACGGGCACGAGTGCGCTGACCAACCAATTGACAACGATCACGACGCAATTGCAGGAGTTGCAGACGATTAATCAATCGCAGATGGAGAGTATCGTCGCGAACACCAGCGCGCTGGGGGCGAACACGGGCGCGAAGGGGAGCGGGACCGGCACATCCGCGGCGGGGTCGGTGGGGAATACGCTGCTGGATGTTTTGGGATTGGGATCGGGGCTGAGTCCGCTGATTTCCGGGTTGATCAGCTTGTTCGGGGGTGGAGGGGGCGGGCAGGCCACGGCGGTTACTCCTTATATCCAGCCGCTGCCGGTGAATTTGACGGCGGGGTTTACGGGGTCGGCGGCAGGGGGTGCGTCGGGGGTGGATTACGGCGAGGGAGGGCAGCCGCGGCAGACAACGGCGGCTTCGGCGCAACAGCAGATCACGGTGCAGGTGCAGGCGATGGATAGCCAGTCGTTTCTGGATAGAAGCAACGATATTGCGGCGGCGGTGCGGAAGGCGATGTTAGAGACGTCGGTGTTGAACGACGTGATACGGGGGGTTTAGGATGGCACTCTCGAAAAAACAGGCCGATTGCCAATCGGCCGCAGGCTGCCAGCCTGCCCCACAAGGCGAGGATTAGATGGCGAACTTTCCGGCGTTGAAGACGGGGGTGGTGGCGCAGTATGGGTCCGATCGGTCGCGGCGATTTTCGACGCAGGTGCTGCGGTTTCTCGACGGGAGCGAGCAGCGCTTTGCAGGATATGGAACGCCGCTGAGGCAGTGGACGATCCGGCTCGATTTACTGGATGAATCGGAACTGGCGAACCTGGAACAGTTTTTTGAAGACGAGGGCGGGCGCGCGGGAATGTTCTCGTTCACCGATCCGTGGGATGGAACCGTATATGCGAGTTGCAGCTTCGGGAGCGACGATCTGGCGCTGGAGTTTCAAGAAGCGGCGCGAGGGAAGACTCAAGTGGTGGTGAAGGAGAATCGGACCTGATGCTGGTGTTTCCGCAAGTCTCAACGGGCGCGTCGGCGCTGTATCCGCTGACGAAGACGTCGCGGCAACGGACGGTCGTCAACACGCTGGGCGACGGGAATATCGATGTCTATGCCGACCCGGATGCTCGGAGTTTGGCGTGGGAGATTCAAGCGACAGGATTGACAGCGGTCGAGTGGAACGCCATCGAAGCGCTGTTTCAGGCGACTTCGGGGATGTGGCAGCCGTTCACATTTCTTGACCCAGCGGGGAATCTGATCGCGGAGAGCGAGACTTTTAGCGCGTCGGCGTGGACGAACGGCGCGCTGATCGACTTGACGGCGGGAATTACCGATCCGCTGGGGACGACGCGCGCGACGCTGGTGACGAACGCGGGGCAAGGGACAGAGGGCGTCACGCAGACGCTGCCGGTGCCGGGGAATTTTCACTATTGCCTTAGCGTGTGGGCGCGGACGGATAGCGGAACGAGCGTGACGCTAACCATTTCGACAACTGGTGGAAACGCTACGAAGACATTTGCCCTGGGTGCGCAGTGGGCGCGGGTGTCGCTGGCGGCGAATCTCGGGCAGAGCACGAATTCGGTGACGTTCTCGGCGCTGTTGAGCGCGGGCGGAACGATCGACCTCTTTGGAATTCAGGTGGAGGCGCAGTTGGGCGCGTCCGATTACAAGCAGACCGGCACGAGCGGGGGAGTGTACGCGGATGCGCGATTCGGCGCGGATACGATCACGGTGACGGCGCAGGGAACAGACGTCTATGACGCGGTCATACAGATCGTGAATACGGAGAACTAATGGGCAGCACGATCGACGTCCTTAAAGAACTACAAACACCGACGACGCCGTTGTTTCTAATCGACTGCGTGCTCAGCTCCGGCGCGACGGAGCACTGGGGCACGCATGCGGCTACGTTCAGCGGAACATCTTACGCGGCGAGGCTGTTGAAGCACACGCTGTTCCAACTGACGGCTTCATCGAGCGACGGATTGGATGGAGCGGCGCAGATTGCACTGACTCTGGCGAATGCGGATTCTCATTTTTCGGAGATCGAGCGAGAGACGGGATTCAAAGGCGCGCAGGTCACCATTCGATTCTTGTTTTACGATTTTGTGGCCGATCTGCCGGCGTCGGAAGCTCGGGTGGTGTTTCGCGGGATCGCTAATTCGCCGGATGAGATTACGGAATCGGCGTTTCGCGTCACGGTAATGAACCGGCTGAACCTGCAACGAATCATTCTGCCGGATACTCGAATCGAAAGAAGCTGTCCGTGGTTTTTCCCATCGAGCGCGACGCAGAGGCTGGAAGGACTGACAGGTGGAGCGAAGGGATCCTATTCCGCTTTGTATAAGTGCGGGTATTCACCAGATCAGACTGGCGGCGTGGGGAATCTGAACAGCGGGGCGCCGTTCACCACTTGCGATTACACGCGAACATCATGTGTACAGCGGGGAATGTTCTCGACCGACAGCGCAAGCAACGCGACGGCGCGATTCGGCGGCATTGAGTTTGTGCCGGCGCAGATTCTGGTGAGGGGTTATGGGCAGAGCGGGATGCAGTTGTCGCCGCTCTACGACAATCTGGCCCTTTATAACGATTTTGTGCCGCTGGTGTACGGGACGGCGTGGTATACGCCGCCGATCGTGTTTTCGCGCAACGACGGCAATCTGACCCGGATGGAAGCGCTGCTGGGGATGGGCCAGATTTCGGGCGTTCTTCAAGTGCTGGTGAACGACATCGCGATTCCGCTGGCGCAGAACGGAACCAACATGACGGCCACCGGATGGTATTCGCTGGTGAGCGCAGGGACCCGCAACGGCGGGTTCGATCTGAACTTCGCGGACAGTTTGGGGAATCCACTTGGCGATCCGTACGGGAACATGGCGTACCTGAGCGTGGTGGCGCCGAACGCGATCAGCAGCGGGCAGTCGACGCCCACGGTGGAGGTGTTGATTAACGGATTGCTGATCGAGCAGTTCGATTCAACCGGAACGTCGCTGGGAGCTTCGTTCACGAATAATCCGGCGTGGGTATTGCTGGACGTTCTGAGAAGAAGCGGCTGGTTGACGACGGACGTGAATCTGCCGAGCTTCGCGGCGGCGGCGGCTTACTGTTCGGCTCCGATCTCGACTACGGACTTGTATGGGAATGCGACCTCGACGTCGCGGTTCAAATGCAATCTGGTGGTGCAGAACAGGCAAAGCGCGGCGGAGCTGGCGAAATCGATTCGCAACGCATCGTCTCTGATGTTGAGCTACGACATTTCGGGATTGTTGAATCTGAGAGTCGAGAATACGCTCGCTTTGCAGCAACCAACTCCGCCAGATGGGACTAACAGCACGGTGACGTTGAACGGCGGGTGGCCGTCTTACGAGTTTAGCGACGGGTCGGCGACGTTTTCGGGGATTTTGCGGAATTCGAATGGCGATCCGGCGATCCGGCTGTACTCGCAAAATGGAACGTCGACGACGAATCAGTTGACCGTGGAATTTCAGGACGAATTCAACCAATACCAGCAGGATAGTCTGACGCTGGTGGACATCGACGATTCACTGTTGACCGATAGAATCGTCACCGCCCCATTCCAGGGAGTGGGACTGCCGAACTTCGATCAGGCGACGCGGATGCTGCAATTGCAGCTCAATAAATCGATCGCGGGATATACGCTGGTGGAATTCAGTACGTCAATTAAGGGCATCGGAATCGCGCCGGGCGATCTGATCACGGTTACGTACTTGAAGGAGGGCCTCGAGCGGCAACCGTTTCGAGTGGTGAAGATTGCGCCGGGGCAGGATTACCAGACGGTACAGATCACCGCGCAATGGCACGAAGACGATTGGTACACGACGGGCGGGGCTAACGCGTCGGGCGGGGGGATTTATTCGACCAACCAGGGCGGATTGCCGAGGCCGCTGGTGGGTGGCGTGGTGGACACGAACGGGATCGAGCAATTCGGTATCACGGAGACGGCGATTCAGAGCGGCGACGGGAGTTACACCATCCAGTTGGGCGTGGCATTCACGGCTCCGGCGCTTCCCGCGGCGTCGAGCGTGGCGATTCCGCTGTTGAGCCTCAGTCCGACAATTGCGGCGACCAGCGGTACGATCGCCGGGGGACAATCCTTGTATTACGCGATGAGCGCGGTGGATTCGACGGGAGCGGAGAGCGGGCTCTCGTTCATCGTGCAGGCGACCCTGCCGCCGACGACAAACACCAATCAAGTGACGCTCACAGGATTTAGTTTTTCGGCCGGCACGGCGGGCTTCCGCGTGTATCGCGGGCTGAATCCGAGTCAACTTCTGTTGATCGATACGAGCACGTCGGTTGCGAGCAACTATACGGATTCGGGCGCGACGACACAGCTACAGGGCCCACCGGATGAGAACTATAATCATGCGAATGTTTACTGGCGGCTGGAATTGCAACCGGAGGAAGGGGTGACCACGGCGTCGGCGACGACGATCGGCAACAGCACGCTGGGGATGCTGGCGAACGATTTCACGGGCGGCGTGGTGCGAATCACGCGAGGGAAAGGCGCGACGCAGGAACGGTCCGTGGTATCGAACACGACGACGATCTTGACTGTCACGCCGGCGTGGACCGTGATCCCCGACTCGACAAGCTTCTTCACAGTGGCCGATTCGACATGGAATTTCGGAGGCCTGGGCGCGACGAGCCCGGTGAACATCGATGTTCCCAACCGGCCGGGCGCATCGGTCGAGATCTCGGGCCGATCCGCGAATGCGCAGGACGAAGAAACGCAAGAGGCACTCAATCCGGTTACGTCCTGGCAAATCGTCGGCTCGGCGGGAGGTGGCGTGGACACGGGGCTGCCGCCAGCGCCGGTGTTTGGAATCGATCTGGTCGGGCAGGGAACCGTGGACCTGGTGGGGATCGGATTTTCGAGTTTCACGAACACGCATACGATTTCCGCGGGGACGCTGATTCTCTACTACTGGAACGAATTGAACAGTCCGTCCACGATTACGCTGGCGGCGGCGATCGTGGCGACCGACACAACGATCACGCTGAGCGCCGCGGGAGGTGGTTCGCCGGGCGATCGGCTGCAAATCGAAACAGAGATCATCCAAATCGTCACGGTGCTGACCGGCGGAACGCAATATCATGTGACGCGAGGCGCGGATGGAACCACGGCGGCCGGGCATAGCTCGGGGGTGGCGATCTATGCACTCGCAGCAAACGTCAGCATCGTGCCGTTCGTCAGCGGATTTTTCGGGAGTCCGGCGAGCGGGGATTACGGCTATTCGGTGTTCCTCCCGGACGTGAGAATCGCCTCGGCGGGCCTGTTTATGACGAACGTTTACGGGAGCGGCCCGGCGACTCTGGCTCCGTTCGTGGCCACGGTGGATCAGGGGCTGCGGACTCTTTCAGGTGGTCAGCTTTCGCTGCAGGTGGAGGGTTATCTGGCGACACAAACCGATGCAGTGCCGCCGCTAGTGATCGAGACGACAGAGGCGGCGCGGGATATTTTCGCCGTTGTGGGGCAGGCGCCGAGCGGCGGTTCCGTGCAATTGCAACTGCGGCAGGGCAGCACAGTTTACTGCACTTTGACGATTGCGGACGGGACGACGACCTCGGCCAGCGTCAATGGATTCGGATTACCACCGCTGGTAACGGGTTCGCTGATTAGTCTGGATATTCTTTCGGTGCCGGGAGCCGCGAACACGCTGCCCGGGCGCGACCTGACGGTCATCATCCGGCTTTGATCTAAATGGCTGACCAAATTCAAAAGTTAAGTCCCGACAGAGACTTGCAATGCTTCTACTACGAGCCGTCGGCGATTGCGGCGCTGAGCAGCACATCCTCGACTGGATTCACCCTATCCGGCACGTGGCGGCAGCAGTTTGATTGGGCGGTGATTGAGTGGAATCGCGACAACGTCTACGAACACCCGGCGTTTCGCTATCTCCCCGATGGCGATTTGAGCGGCTTGGTGCTGACTTACCAGGAGACGAGAACCAATTGCATTCCGCTCGATTCAGATCTTTATGCAACGGTCGCGTGGCCGTCGCTGCGTATTTGGGGGCCAGGCAACGTCATTTACTATGTCCGTCTGACCGACCATGCAACACCGGTCGCCGGGAGTTATCAGAACGCGTATGCGGATTTTACGCTTTCGGGGTCGGGGACGCCCGCCGCGGGAACTCACGTAGGGTTGGCGTATCTTGAAACGCACTATACGTATCGATTCGACGGCACGGCGCAGATCGCGGACGCGCTGACGCAGATCGCCACGTGGATCAATCTATATCCGAACCCTTATCAGCCCACGGTGCTGTCGGCAACGGTAACCGGGTCCACTATCCGGGTCTCTTATACCGGGGGCAATGCGGATACCACTTCGGGCGCCAATGGAAATCTGTTCGGGATGTATTCGTACTCGGAGACTTCGTCCGCAGCCTGGGACGCGCCCGCAAAGACATTCGCGAATGGGACGAGTCCGACGCAATGGAGCATCAGCATCGATTTTAGTTCGCTCCAGGGTTATCAGCAACCGGATTTTTCAGATACGCCGGGGCCTGTTCCTACCAATCAGATTCGCAAAATGCGGTGGACCTATGCGGCGGCCTTGCAGGTGGGGCCTTTCGTGCGCAGTGAGTTTCAGGTGGTGGTGAGCGACTGGACGGTAACGGGGACGAATCGCACGTACTCGGTGGCGGGGCCGGGAAGCCGCAGACTGGAAGACGATTCGGTGGAGATCGCGTATAGCGGATCGTGGACGGAATCGCGAGGGAATTTTTCGGGCGGCCTTATTCACTCTTCGACAACCACCGGCGATTCGGTCTCCTGGACGTACACCGCGTCGCAATCCCATACTCTGTACCTGGGCACACGATATCTTGGTCTGGCGACGGCTGCCGGAGCAAGCGTTTCGATCGAGGTCGACGGCGTCTCCGCCGGCACCGCGAATTTGTTCATTTCCCAGGAAGACGTGTTGATCCGATGGCCTGTGGGCGATTACGCCGCGGGAAATCACTCCATCACCGTAACCAACGCCGGGCCGACTGGAAATTATTTCTACTTCGACTTTTTCGAAATTGCCGTGCCGACGCAGGACTTGCCAACCTTCCCCACCGAACCGAGGCTGACACTGGCCACGGATTGGGACACGCTGCACTCGATCTCGCTGGCCCCGGAAAGGACCGCGTGGTTCATCGATTCTCTTGGATTCACGGGGCGTCAGAATCACTATGTCGGCGCGTTGTGGTTCTACGAATTGATCCCGACTGGTTTCACGTTCGCATCCGGCAGCGTAACATTTTCCGGAACGATCACGGTCGCGGATGGCGATGGATCGCAGAGCGTGCAAGTGACCATCGGAACGGTTGGGTCGTCCCTCACCACGGTCTTCACCAAGGTCATGCATCCAGGCGACACTCCGCAAACGCTGGCGATTGCGTTTGCGCAAGCCATCAA